GCTGTGTCAAATTCAATATTCCCATAAGGACTGACTAAATATGTTTCTATTTGAGCTGATGCAAAGCAAGGTAATAAGAGTAAAATTAAAAGTATTTTTTTCATTAATTCAATGGATTGTATTTAGTTATTATTTTTGATGAAGCCTTAGGAATAGGACTTATCGAATAAGTTGTTAGTGTCAATTCTGTTATCCTTGTCGGGTGTGTCAAAGTGCCATCGATAAAACAGTCTATTGACCCGCTTATATACTTATTTGCAGTTGTTACAATGCCCGTCCCTGCATTAAATGAATCCTCACTAAATTTAATTATTGAGTATATATTTTCGTATGCTTGTGATCTTGCCATTATGGTACTCTTGAGGGTGGTGTAGTTCCAAAATTTTGTTTATACCATGCAACTTCCATATATACATTGCCATTATCATCAATGATGCAAGGATTTTGGTCATTTAGCAATACTTCAACATCATACACAAATGTGCTTTCATCTGTCGAAGTTGGTACTATTGTAGCACTACCTAATTGAAATACTGTACCTACTGTAAATACTGGCGCGTAACATAGGTATTGCTTTGCTGAGTAAAGCAAAGTAATATTTGTTACCGTTGAAGGTATTATTTTTTGTATCATTGTAAATTAATTTTTTGAGTTGTTTTTGGAGGGGTTTGTTCGCGTTGAGTAAGCATAGTAGCATAGAATGACAAACCGCCAAATAAGCAATATAGAAACGCCCACAATAGCCAATGGAGGTGTATTGGTGACATGTAAACAAGCACCATAAATGCAACATCTGCAAATCGTTGTATTGTACACACTTCGCACCCGCCTATTGACTTGTATGCAAATATGGCCAAAGGATTTTTTTTATCCTGAAAATAAACAATAGGTTTTTGCATAAATGAAAATAACTGACCTTTACGAATTAAATAAAGGTACAATTTAGCAAGTCCATTGCTCGAAAATGCGAATACAATAAATAATAATATTAGGATATACATCTTGTTCTAATTATTGAAAAGTTATTAATAAAAATGCCCGTTGATAGTTGGTACCTACTGATAACCTGACTACCTACGTTTTGTAATGATGAAAGAAGCTGACCCGTTTCATTGTATAGTATAACCGCGCCACCGTATGTTTCCGCGTTTACCTCAATGCCATAGATACTAATGTCACTTTTATTTATGATATATCCTGATGTTATCTCTGCTGTATCATCAACGTCATTTGTATAATCGGGGTATAAATCACACGTTAATGCTACTGCAATTTCTACCGTTCTATTTTTCTGATAATCAACTACTACACCGCTTGCAACTTCGTACCAAAACATGCTGTAAGCTGTGCTATATGCCTCGAGAACAAAGCCATAATATACCCCATCTGCTAAGCCTGATACTTTATGACCCAATTCGGTAACAAAGCCAAATGCCTCAAGTGGTGAACCGTCACCCCATTGCACACTATACGCGGCGGTTGGTGCGATTTGTGATTCTAAGTCTATAAATGTTGCGCTTGTTAAATCAACATAAAAGTTAACACCATCAACTCTACAATTAATTTCCTCAATAACGCTTAGATACGATATTTCGCGACCATTAGGACAGTCACTTGATACACATGATTCAATATCAATTAACTGTCCAGCACATGGAAATATTTTAATCTTATAGCACCCAAGACTTACACCCGTTATTCGGTTAATAAGTTCAAATGTATAAAAATAATCTTCATTGAAAGTTGATAGGTCGATGATAGGTTGGCCCGTATTAGTTACCTCCGTCACTAACTGCTTTCTAAACGCACCGTTAAACGAATAACTAATATAAATATCATTTGCAACATATCCAGTTAGTGAAGATATTGTGACTGTTTGACATGAATCAAAACATCCTAAATCGGTGGGGTTTGAACAACAACTCATTTTAGCAAGTGCAGGGGTTTAGTGAACAATCTTTGGGTGTGACAATATCAATGATTTCAAAATCAACTGATACTATCGTCATCTCTTTTCGGGTTAAGTTTTTGCCCGTTTCTTCTTTAAATACCGTTGTAGCTTCTGTTTGCGAATCTGTTACAAAGTGTCGTTTGGCTGTGATACCGTTTATTAGCATTTTTAGCAGTACATCCGCGTTACCTTCGACCATTATCGCCACTATTCTACATGGCATTGTTTTTTTATAAAAAGCTACTCTAACACCTCTTCTCATTGGATCATATGTAGCGGTTTTTAATTCTCGTATATAAAAATAATTTCCTTTAGTGTCCTCAATACCTGCATAGACTTGTTTGTCCTCATCAAGTAAAATATCACTATCTTGCAACTTAACAACATTAGCATAACCCGCGTTAAATTGTGGGTATTTGCTAAGTAAATATGTCTTGATGTCATTAAGGCTTTGCATATTTTTCGATTAAATTTTTTGTTTCATTTTGTAATTCTATTTTTATAAATTCTTGCTCATTTGTTGTTAGGCTTAAAAAATCACCAAACCTTTCACAATTCCCAAGTAGCTTTTTAGACTCCTTTAAATCAGTTGTACCATATAACACCGCGTCACCTGATTTTACTACATTTAACCCTCTCTCTGCACTCCCTGAGAACTTAATATCTACATACTCCGTTTGTCGTCCCTGAATATCCCTGAACTCTGTATATCCGCCTTGAAGATACATTGTTTTTCTATCTTTACCGTTTTCAAATTTACCTTTTTTATTTTTACCTTGTTGCTTAAATGCTGACTTCCTTATAAATAATTCCTTTGAATAATACCCCTCTTTGTTGCCGTACTTACCTATCTTTTGCCCTTCGCTATTCAGCCCTTCACCAAATATTCGTTGCTTGTGTTGCGCTTGCAATTCGGTCATAACAACCACGCTAATAATATCGGGCATTTGGCTATCTAATTGCTTAACCACTCCTTCGATCATCACCGCGAACTCATCAAATTCATTAGACATTTGTTTTCATTTGAACGCCACCACAATCAATACATTTACATCCACCATCCTTGCTTACTAAGTAATTGCGAAGCCCCGCGAAAGCATTAGCCATATAATTACGATAAGATTCAAATCCTGCTGAGGCTTGTTGTTTTAACTCCTCACCTTTGAAAATCGTTAAATAATTCATTCGGTTACTCTTCGTCATCTCGTCATAAAACATTGCGCCTGCTAACTCATACGCCGCCTGTCCTATCATGTTATCCGATGCCATATCACAAACTAAACGACTAAGGTCGCATTTTACCAAAATATCAACTTCAATACCGTATGCCTCCAATTTATCAATAGTACCGTTATTAATACCATACACAATAACCGCGTCGCTTATAGCTGTATTACCACATCCAATTCCGCACATCGGTTTGTTTGAATACACGCTTATATTTGATGGCAACGTAACGCGCACCTCATCACCTCTTATCGCTAACTCTATCTCGTATTCTTGCTCAACACCCGCCACAAGTGCAATGGGTATTGGATAGGCAATGCCTGCATTTACATCATTTATAGTAAGTGTTGTAGTGCCAGTATAATTTGATAGTATTCTAACTCGCGGGATAAATAGCTTGTACAAGTCGCACATGATATGCTTTTTTTGAAAATACAATCCGCGTTGTTCGTTTGCTGACCCGCTTGCAATGGTAGATAATGGTTGGTTATAGTTACCACTCTTCCAAATACTTTTCTTAACCGTATTCACTATATATTCATTATTGATATATGATAGTAAATCATTGTTAAGTCGCATCATTGCACGCCTAACAAGGTCTTTTAAATACTCATACCCCGTTATGGTTTTTTCATCAGCTACATTTGATGCTGACTGCAAACTAATACCAGGATAATCAGTAATATAATAACCGCTCAACGTGGTCGGTAGTGTATTGCTACAAGGGTCTTTAACGCCTATTATGTTTGATAAACAACTCATTTTATAAAAAATTAAAGGGGGCGTTTAACCCCCCTTATTAATAATTAGGCCACTACGGGTGCTTCAAGGCAATTAACTGGGATAGTAGGACAGATGTCATACTTAATAATTCCGTTAAAGCAGGATTCCTTACATCCCATTAAGTCAAGTATTACTACTTTGTAATACGTATCAAGTTTCCACTTGAAGGACTTACACGCCGCGTCGTAAATGATGTCAAAATCAAACATCATACCACTTGCAGGGTCTGTAAGTACAGTGTGCATGTAGGTTGAGTTATCGGTATTGACTAACTTCATTGGATCAACGCTGTCAAAACTCATGCCACCGCTACGGGTTGCAAATATCCCAACATTAGCACTCCATGAAATTACATTTACCAACTGAGGCAAGATAGCAAACATCACCTCATTACCTGGTGTAGTAGGTGCAGTATTTGTCGCGTTGATGTTTTTATCATAAAACGCGCCCGAGAAGGTGTCGATAGTATCAACACGCTGACCGTATTGATTACCTGCACCGTTGCGAATACCATTTACATATTTCAACAACTGTCGATTACCCAACAAGATAGGTGAACCGTCGAAACCTGCATCCATGAAGTCCGCGCTAATATCAACATCCGTATTGAATACGGGCGCACCGTTCACATCAATTAAAGATATTGTACGGGTGGTAGTAGTACCGTCGATACATCCTGACGCGGCCTCTGTATTGATAGCAAGTAAAACCGCTAAATCAATATCAGCTTTCAACTGCTTCATTTTTTGTGAAGCTTGATGGCTCATAACTTCCACCACTTCCAATTGTCCTAAATCTCTAAATTGAGAAACGTCCGCTTTAATCCAACCACTTGAAAGATACTCAAAGCCACTAAACGCAACACATGAGGTCATTTCAGTTGCTGCGCCTGCATCGGTACATACCACTGAAGATACATTTGCGGTGCAAACAGCAACGGGATAAGTAATTGAATATTGTGTGTTTTTGCCATTTGGCCTGCCTATCATTTCGACTTGCAGTTTAGCACCATTGGCAGGTGAGAATACGAAGTCTAACACGCCTACATGAGGATTCCATGCGCCACGTTCGTAAAGGTCAAATATTTTAGCCTGCACTTGTGCAGAGCAATTATTTAATGCCATTTTAAATTAAGTTTAATTGTTAATAAAATTGTTTTCAATTCACTTAAATAGGCAGAATTAACTCCAAAAAGAAAAAATGAGTGTAAGCCTTTAAGTAGGCAGGCTTACAAGCCAAAGTTTGTTTTTGTTTGTGACAGTTACCCACTATCAAGGGTTGCAAGTATCTTTTAAGCGGTTGCAGCCTCTAATGCTGCTAACATACCGCTTGCGTTTTCTGATATTTTTGGTTTGTTGTCATCTTGTTTTTCATCTCGTCTGCTCGGTTCTATTTTTCTTACACCTGGTCCAAGTGCCACTGGCAATTCGTACTCCTTAGCAATGTCACTTACCAACCCCTCAAATGTTTGCAATTCAGTTGCATTTTTCTTCAACGGTATCGCATTATCAAGTACATCATGTAAGGAAATATCATCCTCACCTTTCAATGACAAATGAGCTTTTTCGCTAATTGCGTTGCTAATAAGTTTCGCGGCCTTAGCAGGTGGCATATTGGTGTACTTTGGCAATATTGATATAAGTTTATCATTTAATACCGCTTTCAATTTCACAGCCGAGATACCACTTGCTAAGTCCCTTTCAAACTTCGCTTGCATTTCATTCATCTTCGTTTCATACTCACTAACTTTTCCATTTGCCAAGTCTAACATTTTTTGCAATTCAGGTTCACTTTTTCCAGTCTTTTCACTTATCTTTTCCTTGATCAGTTTCATCGCGGCGTTAATCGTTTTACCCTCGTTTGCGGGGTCTTTCATAACATCTTCAATTTCCTTATTGGTCAAGATATTTCCAAATGTTTCATTGGCAATATTTAACGCCTCTTTCATGCCTTTGCCCTTTGAGGCGTGTCTTTCATCTTTAATTTTGGCGTTAAATTCAGCTTCTAAAAAAGGTTTTGCGTACCCTTGTGCCTTAGTTAGCAAGGTATCAATGATCTCATCGCTATCATCATCGGCGTTGATTTTAGCAATCACCTCATCTACGTTTTCGATGTTTAGTTTTTCAAGTAGTTTTTTAAGTTTTTTTGACATATATTTTTTTTTATTTATTGGTTACAATTTTGGCAATTTGTAGTTGTTTTATTCTTGAATCTTGAAAGAAATTGAACTATTTTTTTTTATCAGTTAAAAACTCCCATTTATCTTCTGTATAGGCTTTCCCTACTTGCTTTGCTGACACTTGAATGATTGTATCACTACCTTTCAGCTTTGCAAATACATATCCTATTTTCAACTTAACTTCATTCGATGGAATTAACGATGGTACCGTTGCCTCAATAGGTGTAGGTACTTCAATAATAGAATCGTTTGTAGTTTCGATTTCGTTGGTTGGTGTAGAAACATCCTCGCTATTAGCGTTTCGTTTTTTTATTGGTTTACTCATTTACAATTTCGATTTTATTGTTTTGTTTGATTTGCATTTGCGCCAAATGTAACGGTATAAAACCTGTAATTATTACATTTGTTTCAGAGTGTCGAAGTCTAACCTTTCCGCCCGTTCCCGTATTAGCTGAAACCTTTTTACCCATTAATGGCACTACTTTAGATTCAACTGCTAAGGCTTCAATATTGGGTTTTGTTTCTACGTTTACCGCTTCATTTTCGACATTTATCGCTTTTGATTTTGCCATGTTGAATAATTTTAGTACAAATATAAATTAATTTTTCATATATTTGCAATGATTCATGTTTTTTATTTTGGTTCAGGCGTGAGGCTCCGTAGAAATACGGGGCTTTTTTTGTAATTTTCACTATCTTTGTCAAAAATAAACATCATGAAATATTTAATCCCGTTCTTATTCCTTGCGATTAGTTGCAACCAACAACCCCAACAACAACCAATTTTAAACGCGGTAAGTGGGTCAATATCATACACAATTAACGATACTTTAGACGTATCTTTTACAACAAATCAAAAGTTTGTCAAATCCGCGCTACCATGTGATTTTAACTCATTAAGTTGTAATGACAATAGTGTAGTTGGTCGGGTTATAAGTTGCGATATTAGTACAGATAATTTAATAGCAACATTATACACCGATACGCTTTCTATTTGCGATAAAAACCAGGTTTATTTTTTAGTTTATGAAAATGGCAAAGGCTATTCAAATAAGTATTGGAAACAAGGAGCATTGAATAAATGTGCAAATGATACCTATGTTAAAATTACATCCATAACCGATTCAACAATAAGTGGCGTATTTAAGGCACGTTTGATTTCACCTTCTGTAAATGTAAATGATACAATTAATTTGAGTAGTGGGGCGTTTACTTTGGCCTTTTCCTCTTAGGACTTGCAGTGTGAATACAGCCAAACCCGCCACGCTTCAAAAAGAAATTATCAACGGTGGTATTAGGCATCATGCCTCCATATCGGTGTCCGTTTATTACCTTCTTTTCAATGCTATATTTTTTAGCTAACTTTATTTCTTCTTCCAGTTGTTCTTTAGGAATAAACCCATTCAACTCTTTAATCCATCGGTAACATTGCCCTCTCGAATCGGTTAGTAAACCGCCCGTATAGCTTATACCCTCATAACCATTTGCAATGGCCACCGCTTGCATCTGTTGCCCTTGTAATTGCCCAATGCTGTCACGCGCTGTAACAGTTAAATATGACTGCAATTTGCCCGTCTTATCACCACCGCCCACGATAAATTCCTGCAATGTTTTTTTAGCCTCATTTATTGAATTACCGTATGATATATTTTCATTGAGTATCTTTAAAATAGGCATTTCGAATTCATTCCTAATACCACTATTTAAAAGGCTTTCACTTGTTAATGTTTGCCACTTCTTTTCCAAATCTGTCAATGCAACTTCGGGAAACCGATAACCCTCATCATTTAATACAATGTTGCTGTTAATGGTTATTTTTCCTAAGTCTTGTAGGAATATCTCACTTTCCTTTGCATAACCTGATGATTTCAATGCCTTTCTTATTGCGTCTTGCATTTCTAATAACTCTGCATTACTTAGCGTTGCATTGGTAAATACACCTCCCCTTGTATCAAGATTATCAATGATCATTAATAGCTTATCAAGTACCGCCTTTTCCATCTTAGGCGCGTTCTTGATTAATTCAGCAACAAGTTTCTCATTAGTTGTCATAAATTCCCTTAGGTTCAGGTATTAACTCATTGAATCGATTAACAAGTAAGTTCATATCAGTATCAACAAATACTTTTGGCGTCATCTCTTTACTCATTTGCTTTAATATCTGATACCCCTTTTCATGAACTATCTTATCGCGTTCATCGTACACCCCACTAAGTAATTTAGATTTTAACGCGTTACCTGATACCCCGTATAATGGATCATTATAATACATTATATCATTAATCATTAATTGTACATTATCATTACGGTAAACCCTACGATTTACTTGATATTGCATTTCAGATAATAACTGACTATCATCTGATTTATTTTGTAATTCTGCAAACTCTAAAATCAAATCACTATCGGTCATCAAATCGAATTGATTAGGTGGTATCAATACCACTTCCATATCTTGAAATCGCTGTGAACTTTGATTATAGTTCATGTACTTTGAAATGTATTCAATACCTTTCTCTAATTGCTTAAATACGAAGTTTGAAATAGTCATTAAATAAAAATATTGGTCTTTTCTATCTTCACGCTTTGCATCCCCTGATTCAGTAGCGTTTATTTTTTTGTTTAAACACAAACTTTTTTCCGTTCTATCATAGAATATTTGCCACCTATCAAGATGATATTTAGGTATGCCAACATCGGGCGTTATAAACTTAGCCATGTCATACATTTGCCCGTTATTCTTAATCAGGTTCTCTTCACTTATCGTGTAGTTATCCCCTGGATTCATTGACATAACACCAGTACCATGACATGAACCACATTGCCCTTTCTTTGGGTTCAATGGGTCGGTCATATCAACAACAATACCGTTAACGCATGTAGGCGCGTTACATTTGGGCATTACAAGCTGTTTAATTGGATAGCTGTACTGCTTAGTCATTGCCTCATCATCGTTCATATTGCGCACCAATAAATCACTCCATGCAACGAATGGTTCGATGAAATTATTATCTATTTCCCAAACGGGATATTTTTCTAAATTGTGTATAAATTCAAATTGATCCTTACCTTTAACAGTAATTTGAACAGTTGAGTTAAAGTAGTATATTTTACCATCATATTTAAAGGCAATACTATCTTCATCACTCATTAATAGTTGGTCGGCTCTAAAGAATATTATCTTAGGCTCAATTGCCTCACTCTCATCAACTTCATCGCGCGATTCTATGACCGCCATATACCCATAAGGATTCTGTAATACAAAGTCTATCCCTTTGAATAGTGTCTTGTAAACAAACCCTGATTTTATGTATTCTTCCGTTTTTTCATCAACTGATAAGTCGTAACTATTTGGTTGTAGGATTGTACCACGACACATAGTTAAAAACCTATCATACAACTCTTTTGCAACGGGCGCATAAACGGATAAACGCCAATTATAATGAACATCATTCTCATTAGGATGCCTATTGAGTAGCTTTGTGGCGAAAAGTTTATCAAATCTTTTATCATAGCTCGCGGGCTCAATCCATCCGTAGTTTTTTGCATAGAATTTAGGGCGCGCGCCCGTCGTATGGATTTGCACAGCTAAAGAAGCCTCTACCCTCTCGTTAATGTCGGAGGGTAGAGGTAGTTTCTTTTTTTTACTGTAATCCTGATAAAATGAGTTGAACTCCATTTTTGTATTGGATTATTTTTGTGTGATTATTGCAACATTTTTGATCTGTGTGCTTTGCGTTCCCGTTCCAATGAAGTAAACTTTGAAACCTAACGCGCGACCTGCATTTGAACCACTCACGGGTGCTAAATTAAAATCCCATGAAGCTGGCACACCTGCTGTAACTTGCAATGTATCGCAATTAATACCAGTAGTACCTGCATTCTTATGATGCAACGAATAACCCGCTCCCGTACCTGCATATGCGCGCGAATGAACTACTACTTTAAAGGTGCTTGTACCGCTTATATTGGCACAATCAAAATGCAAACGATACTTACCTTCAACACCGCTATTTAATTGATTAACGGGCGAAGTCCATGATTCAGTACCTGCATTTGTAAGTGTGTCAATAGCCTTGCCATTACCGTCACTGATGAGAATTACTTGTGCGCTTGCTGTGTTGTTGCAAGAGAAGATACTTGCTGTTATAAGTGTCAGCATCACTAGAATTGATTTTTTCATTTTTTTTGTTGTTTTTTTTGTTTTAAAAAGTTAATTAATTTGCCTGATACATCCAAGCCAAGTTCAATGAATCAGTTGGGTCTGCAAGTTGCAAATCCAAATAAGGAGTAACTATCGTTATCAGCGGGTCAGCAACGAAGTTCAAAACATAGTTTTTAAACTCAACTGATTTACCATCTACTTCAATATCCCAACCAGTAAAGAAATTCACATCGTATGACATAAATTGCCCGTTTTGGTCAAGAAATAAGTAGATACGACCTTGCTCAGTTACATAGCCTCTAATCTTAACCGCTTTATTTTGGATCACATTTCTGTAAAAATCGCGGTCAAAATATGGAAAGGCTGTACCCGTTGCATCGGTATCGGTTGCATTATAATCCTTAGCGGTTAACTGTCGGCCCGTTGTTATCGTGCTTGCAGGTGAGCGTCTTGATTTATATTGCTTTGTGGTGGTAGTAGGGTCTGCCCATGTAAAGTCCGTTAGTTCAAAAGTAGCACTGATATTGTTTGATGTTACGAGTGCAGCAAATGCAGTAGCATGTACTAAATCATCGTAAACACCAACGGGAAAGTCAGTGTCACAAGTTGCAACTATAAGCCTTACTGGCACTTCGCTACGTTGATATGTGTCGCATTGTGTTGTTAACGGTATTGTTACCGTATCGACACATGCTGAATTACATGTAGAAAACATTTTTATAATTGTTTAAAGTTAAAAATAATTGAGCTTGCAACCCTTATTTTTAGCAAACAAAAACGTTCTCGCACTTGCATGTTGACAAAATTACATTAAGATTTTGAAAAACACTACCAATATTGTCATTATTTTCAAAAATATTTTCAGTTTCTATTTGATAGGTGTCATTATCAACACTAAAGTTCTTACCTAAAGCTATTGTTTCAACTGCATCTTGGAACCATGAAGGCATTGGCAATGAACGCAACCTTATTTGTTTTGTTATATCAGATTTGTATTGAAAGCATTTAGCATTGATAATCTTTGTTAGTTTTGATGGTACGCGTTCTGTATCACCCGCTATTCTTAAGTATAGATTATTAACACCTAAATAGTTCGTTGCACCTCTGTAGAATTGCCCTGCACAATCAACCATATTTGCACCGTATTGCGACTGTAATAGTATTGTATCTTCATCGCATTTTACCATCTGGAAAACCTTTGTATAGTAGTAATACCATACCGCGCCAAATTGCACCCCTATACGAACTCTAAAACATTCGTTAGTAAAACATGTAGTTGAATCGTCAGTGAATAAATTACCTGCAATAACGCCACTCCCATTGACATATAGCGTGAATGTTGCACTTGTAGGAATACGAACACAAATACCGCCTGATACATACTCAAGGAATGGATAAGGTATTGAATCGGTACCATAAATCCAATTATAATTTACACCGTCAATAGTAGCAAGGATATTATCCCCTGCAACAACTGTAAATGCCTTTGTTACATAATCATCAGTTAATCGCAACGGTATCATAAATCTGTACTCTGCTATTCTTTTTGTGCCATCATTTACGAAGTTGTAAAGATAGCGATTTGTTGAGGGTGCGCCATATCCACAGTATTGAGTATCTGCAACTACGTTCCAAATACTTACACTTATATTTGCGCCAATAGGCAAACCGCCACCGTTAAAATCAACAAGGTAATACGGTACTTGTAATCGTAAAAAAACATGATCATGAGGCATTAATGGCATCGTAAAGGGTGCATCATTTGGGCCAATATCACAATTACTGTCTATGCTCGTTTGTTCAAATAGTTGTATCATTATTTTAAATTTCCTTTTATTATTATTTCACGTCTTGCAAAGTCGTACTCGATTAAATTTATCTCACCTTCATCGCTATTAAATTGAGTTGACATATATAATTCTAAATTCATATAAGCGCAACACATTTGCAATTTATATTCAAATGATCTATTTGTTTTTTTGCTTGCCGAAGGTATATCAATATTATGAAATTGCCATAAATTGCCACTACTAATCAAGTCAGCATCAGGGTCAAATGAATAAGGAAAATTATAATTGAATAAATCACTTGCACTCACTGGAAAAAATCCACCGTCATCATCAGCAAATGCAGGCAATGCTAAGTAAGGAATCCATGCGTCGCTAAATGGGCGCGAATCGGTCATGCTTACCCCATCCCAAATAATCAGCTTTGCAAGTTGTAGAGTATCGCCTTGTGTTTTCAATACCCCATCGTAGTTAAACCCCGCTAACATTGGACCAATAGCATTTACAAGATTTGCATCCCATACCGTATCTTTGCCATCTAAGACAAATGACTGTGCGCCAAAATCGGGCGTTACCCTTTCAACGGGTGTATTATAGTTAGGGTTTGCAGGTGATAAGTATTCACCGTTAAATCTTGACAATAACTCATTGCCTATGTTATCGCTCATATCCGCACTATACTTCATGTTTATTCTCGATGGTTTGCCATCGCCGTTCCATTGATAGCATACATTACCCAATAAGTTCGTATTATCCGCGCCCGTATCACTTACATCAACCGTCGGCGTTGCACCCCATAATTGGACCCCTATTAAGTCCTTACGCGCAAAGTGTAACTCTAAATTGTTTTTAAAGAAAAAACGCCCGTTAAATGGAATTTTTAACTTACTCATTAAATCAAATAAAGTCCATGAGGGTCGGTTATTTATTATGTAATCCTTTGTCGATGTGTCCTTTACCCCCTTACTTGTATATGCTGTTAACAATGCTGTATTGTAGTAATTACTTGTTACTTCGTGAAATATCGTATCTGTGGTGTCATTAACGGTAACTCCGCACAAGGTACATACATTGTCAATATAGGTCCTTACAAATGGGGCTGGGTATAAACGGTTGCACCCTACTATTGAGCTGAACGGATCGGGAATGGCAGGGATAGCGTATGATGTACCAAAAAACGCGTTAATAGTGTTGATTATAGGCCCGAATGTAACGAGTAAAACAAAGTTTATAGAAGCTAACAATGCGGATACTGCGTTTACAAAAGTAATGATAAAACCAAATAAGAATGTTGGTTTAATAACGTCACAATATCTAAATCGCGGGTGTGGGTTACCACTAACGGGAAACTCCTGAAATTCACCGTTAGTATTGTCAGAAATAACTGTATTTTTTACGCAATCAATAACGGGGTTGTATTCCACTAATGCCATTGATATTTTGCATATATCACCGTCACACCACTTTAAGTTTTTAGTTTCTATTTTGAATTGAAACACATTACCGCAATCATCATCAGTGACTTGAACACAAATCGAATTTGAGTATAGATTTACGCTATCAATGAGGTTAGTTCTAATGAATGTATAAGCATCTCCATAGCATTCAATATCACTCGTTATTGACTTTTGCGGGTCATTTTGTTCATCTAAAGATTTTGTCATCTTTAACGCTGTCACATCCACAAACTCTGTGTAATCTGTAAATGTACCCGAACAATTTAATGAGAATCCTACTTGCATTATTTTCTTAGTAGGTTTTTAATTGTGATAGCATTTAATTGACCGCCTACCGCTTGACCAAACCCATCTTGATCGAAATTATTATTTACATTTAAATTCAAATGTTTTAAAAATCCTTTAATCTCGCTTAGTTCGCTAACCATTGAAGATACATCAAAGTTTATCCTGGCATTTGTCGAATCGCTAACCGCGCTATCAACATCTAAGGACGGTGCAAGGTAATACCCGTCACCTATCTGCTTAACCATTAACTCACCCTTATGGATGCCCTCGAACATATCCCTATGTTGGTTGGTTAGCTCATGGTTCATAACAAACTCACCCTTGTGATACTTGTACCCTCTTCGACCTTGTGCAGTTGATGTTTCGCGCGGGTTACCGTCACCAGTGTACCCACCCTCGTAGAATCCATCATCTGCAAACGCGCTACGAACTGCAAGCGTTGATGCAATAATACCCGCCGCTATTGCTGCAACATTAGCGGCGATTAAAATAGGGTTTCCACTTGTGGCAATAGTTCGTACCGCGCCACTAATCGCAACCGCCTGATTGGCTACTATAACCGCCGCGTCAATTACCCTTTGTGCTTGTTCATACTTTCTACGCTTAGCCAATAACTCATTTAGCCTGTCCTCTTCTATTTTTACTGAGGCTGTCGATGATTTACGCGCTGATTCAACTCTATCTTCTTGAAGTGTTATTTGCTTATCAACGCGCCTTTGTTCTTGCGCTAACGCTTGTTGACCAAGTGAAATTAATTCTTGTGCATTTCTTATGAGTTGTTGAGTAGCCTCATTGTCAGCATCTTCACTTTGTTTTGCTAAGTCGCTTTTTTCTTTGGCGTATTCCTGCATGCCTGCAAGGTTTTTATCTCTAAACTCCTTATCTTTTGCGTCCTTTTCCTGACCGTCTTTTACTTGCTTCTTGAAGTTATCATCTATCTTCTTAGTAATGTCATCGTACTGCTTATCAATGCGCTGTAATTCGCGTTGGTTATACTTGTCATGTATCGCGGCAATGTCTTTTTGTAATGCCTCTTCAAAGGCAAGGCGGTCATCGGCTGATACCTTTCTAAGTTTCTTTTTATCTTCTTCGTATTTCGCCTCACGTTGCGCAATTTCGCGCGCCTCTTCTTCCATCAGTGATAGGCGTGCATCTTGAATGATTTTATCGGATGCTTCTTGATCTCGGAGTAGTCTTTGTGCTCGTTGCTCTGCGGTTTCGCCTTTTGCTTTTTCAACTTTAGCTATCTCATCGGCACCAGCGTTAGGATTAATGGCTTTATTGTCATCCTTGCCTGCGATCATCCCTCTCAATGCTTTTGCCTTACCCTCGGCAATAACCAATTCATCATTTAATTTTCGTAAATTATTCTGCTGAAATTGCTTCTGAAAATTACTTAAACCATTAATCCGTTCAATTTGCTTGTTGATAACGGCAAGTTTTTTTTCCTCTGCAGCAATTCCTTCTTTTATTGTTTCCTGTGAAAGTTTAGCTTGATTTTTAAATTGTGGTGCAAGTCTTTTGCTGTACGCATCGGCAACCAAATCTATTTGTCTTGACTGCTTTTCCGCGTCCGTTTCTAAGGCATAGTTAAAGGCATCAACTAAGGATATTTTGAATTGAGTTAACCGCTTTTGAAGTGGTAATAACTTACGCCCCAAATCCTCTTCAAGATTAGCTAATTGCTGTCTAAGTTGTTGAGTGCTACCAACTGCGGTCTGCAATGCAACATCAACACTTCCACTCAACAACTTTGCAAAATCGCCCGTTATTTCACTAACGCGACCCGTTTCAGTACCCACCCCTTTCATGTTTAAGCCTAAACGCTTTAATTCGGGTGAAGTACGTCCGATTATGGCATTTGTTAGCATTTCGGAGGCAGTTGTTACATCCGTTCCTAACTTTGCAGCAAGTTCTATCGATACAGGAATTAACTGTTTTAGTTGCTTTTCCGTTACCCTTGTACCTTCTATAAACTTTGCCTGACCTGCTAAAATATCATCATTGTCAAATAGGTTTTTATAAGTCTTTGCTAATCGGTCTGCATCGGCTACCAACCCATCGAACAAGTCGCCTTTACCGAGATTATCAAGTGTTTGTTTAAACCGCAATAAGCCTTGTTCAGCTTCGGCGGCCTCCCTAATGCTATCACCCAAAAAACCACTAATAGCATTTGAAGCCAACGCAACCGCGCCAACTATACCACCGCCGATAATGCCACCACCGATTCCTTGCATTAACGATTTACCCAACCCGCCTAACTTATTAGGTATCGTCGATGCTTGTGCATTAATAACGTGTAGTTGATTCTCAACCTGATGAAGTGAACGGAGTAAGCCTTGTACTACTTTTGGATCATTATTTGCTCTTAATAGTTGTTGCAGTTCCTTTTGGCGTTTGTTAAGTCCTTCAACTACATTTGCCTGATTCTTTTGTGCTTGTGTTATCGCGTCGGCTCTTTTTCGCGTTTCTTGAAGTTCATCATTGTACTTCTTTAATTTCTTAGGGTCATTCGTCCTTACAATTTGTTGTTCTAATCGCGCACCCTTCATTCTCAACTCATCAACCATTTTACCCTGCTGTCTTGTAAGGTCAATAGTATGTTCTAACTCCCTTGCGTTAGTATCCCATCCTATTTTTGCGATTAAGTCATAAACTGTTGCCATTTATACGAGTGTTATAGGGATTGATAATGCGGTGAATTGTGCGTTTGCTTCTGCAACCGTTGTAACCATTGGATAAGCGTTATCAAGGTAAATGATATGAAAATAAATATCCATATAACAGTCACCATTTTTATACAAACCGTTACTTTGCAATACAAAGCTATTTGATACTAAAATAGCGGTGGTTAATAGCATAGAATATTTTTAAAAGTTACAACAATAGCTAATAGAAATATAAACAATAAACCTATATAGATTAATGTTTTTACATTCATGTTGTAAAAATACTAAATTAAATAGATAATTAGTAATTATTTTTTTTCTTATTACCTAATACTTTGCGACCAACTTCACTATTTTTGCGACTAACCTCCGTTTTCTTGGACTTTACATTGTTGCTAAGTATCAGTTGGTAAATGCCCTCAACCGTCCACGACCATAATTCTTTTATCTCCGATGGCTTCCAGTCAGCAAGTGAACTTATTAAATAGTTGCGTTCCTCAATATGCTTTTGAATTAACGTGTTTAAATCGGTAACGGGGGTAGTTGTTCTATTCTTTCCTCTACTGCCTTGAAGACGGCCAATATATCGTTCACTGATGTATCTAACGAGGCGTTTGTGAGTTTGAACGCCTCCATGATAAAAAAATCGCGTTCTTTTGGATGCTTCCCCCACAAAGCTTTCTTCTTTTCTTGCCATTCGGGTAAATACTCATTAGGTTCATCATCCATTAGGAAATAAACACAAGCTAATTCCTCGTACATCTTTTTCTCTGCTACCATTCCAATACGTTGTAAAAGGTTTTGACCAATAGCAAACATATCCGTTCTATGGTCTCCTTGTTGCTGGGCTCGACTTATCAGTAAGTTTGCGATTTCCTTTAAAAAGGATTCACTAATACCAGCTCTAATATACAGTTCTTGAATTTCAGCAACCATATACCGCGAATGTAGTATTTGATCCGCTGTATCAATTTTGTAGAACTTATTTTTTCCTATTGTTTTTGTTGGTGTTGTTGGGCGTGTGGGATTCATAAACAAATCAAATTTAAAACCAATAGCAATATCGCTATTACTAAGGAAATTGTGATATAAATTTCAAACTTATTTTTTTTCACCTTTAGGATTCATTTTTACTTCATACAATTTAGCTTCCCTTTCAATTTCACTTTTGATCGGCTCGATGATGGCATTGTAGTTCTTGATAACAGTTCTTAAATCGCTTTGGAACTGTACAAAAGATTCAAGGGTCATGCTTAATGAAGTTGCCGTTTGTGCTACTAAAAAGTTCAATACCTTGCTTGTCACCTCAAGATTAAACTCTTTTGAAAGTATCGCTTTAAAAGCATCTAAGGTAAATATCTCATTGGTTATTTGCATATTAGCAAGGAATGGATTGATAGCTTCGCAAAGCACTTCTAACGTGATAGGACTGCCTTCAAATAGTTCTTTTGGCATCCCTAATGCGTTTGCTTTGTCTTTAAATTCTTGTTGAAAATTACGTTTAATAGGTGTCATGTTTTTTAGTTTTTTATAAAGTCATTACAATAAGTCATCAGCAAATATACAAAACAATCTGATAAGTGCATACCAAATTCCGTATTTCCTGAAGTTTTATACATTTTATCTTTACCTTCCTCGGTGGTGGCAATACGAATATCACTCCTTAATTCTTCAGTTCCTACCTTATCGAATTGGATATGTGGATGGTTTTGCAACACTGAATTACAAAATATCCTTATCTCTCTTTGCGCATTTTCACCAGCGTAATTGATACGAGGTTTATCAACTTGAGTACGCGATATATTCAACCCTTCGCGTATAATCGAATACATCGTTTCATTTGCTGAATTGTAGCCTTGATTCCTACTATTACCAGCAGGGTCACCAGTTACTCTAAACACTGCATATGGGTAGTCAGATTTAATCCTGGTTAATAGTTCTTTCAATGTGCAATTATTGATTTTGTAAGCCCTTAGGACGCGAATAAATGCCCCTTGTTGTATTTGTGCTACTACACACGTCGCGGGGTCAATATTGAAGTCAAATGATAGTAATAACTCATAATTTGGTAGGTATTGCAATGGTTCATTTGATAGCATTTTGCTCTCATCGTATGCGTAAAAGTATGGGTTTGAGTTTTCCTCACTACCCCAATCACCTTCAATATCAACGACAGCTCGGTTAATATCACCAAATGAGGACTGCCTAAGCGTATCTAAATACTTTTGTTTGTCTATAAAATCATTATCAAGATATGTACTACGCATTGAGTAACTATCTTCAAATCTCTCATGTAGTTGATGTGGATTGTTTTCAGAAAAGAAAAATGACCTTAGCCAATGCTTTGCGCTAACTGGGTTAAATGATATAATGAACTGATGTTGAGTGTTTAATGGAGTTCTAAGAAGTGCATTTAACTTTACAAAACCCTCTTCGGTACCCCTATTTATCTCATCCCACCAAATAACAGTAGGGTCTGAGATGCCCTTTGTATTTTCAATTTCATCCATACCAACAGCAGTAAATTTAGTGCCACTTATTATATTTTCTATCGAATAATCGGTTTTATTTATCTTAAAGAAACCTTGCAAGCCTAATGACTTTATGACCTTTTGTATGTCCGCAAATTGTGCCTTTTTGATATGTCTAAAAACCTGATTAACATATAGGATATGATTGTAATTTGTGGCAAATGATAGTACTATAAGCTTAACAATAATATGATGTGTTTTCCCACTCCCACGACCACCATATAGTACTTGATACCTTTTTGATTGACTTAAAAAAGGTTTAAATGATGTTGAATACCATGTCGATTTTATTACAAATTTAGCCATT